ACATCATTGAGCAAGAAGTGAAATATAAAGCCCTTGCGGATTTAAGCCTACCGCTTTCACGATTGGATACAAGCAAAATCATGACCACGCTTGTAGAGCTACTGGATGACGAGTTTATTCCGCTGCTTGCGGAAAAATGGAGTGTCACCGGTTATGACGGTGAGTTTTTAGCGGAGAGTGATCGCTCTAAACGGGAGCTGATTAAAGCGGCAATTGAATTACATCGTTACAAAGGGACACCTTGGGCGATTCGTGAAGTGTTGCGTCGTTTAGGTTTTGGTGAGATTGATATTGACGAGGGCTTAAAAGCCCGAACCTATGAACATAAATTCGTGCAAGGAATCCCTTTAAGCGACAAATGGGCATATTACGCCATCCGCTTAAATCAACCCATCACTAACGAACAAGGGCAAAAATTACGCAAAATCTTACGTAACTTTGCCCCGGCACGCTGCACCCTTGCGGTGCTGGATTATAAAGCTGTACCGATTCGATACAACAATAAAGTGCGCTATAACGGCAGTTATAACCACGGTTCAAACTAGATTTAAACCTTATTTAAAGGATGTTTTATGGCTAACCTGAAAGAACAAGAAAAGTGGGAAGATGGCATCTATCAAATTGAAGAAAACGACCCGGTGTTAGGGGGTGAAGATGGTATTACGAATAAGCCTATCAAACAACTCGCTAACCGAACCTTATGGCTTAAAAAGGCGTTAGCACTATTTGGTAAAAAATCCACGCCGAAGGATTTAACTGCTGACAGTACAAGTACTGCCGATGAAGCCGGACATAGTCATAAATTGCCGGCTGGTACAACATCACAAAAAGGTATCTGGCAAGCAACCAGTGACACCGGAGTGGATAGTGAAAATTTAGTGCTGACGGCTAAGGGTGGGAAGAAACTCGCTCAACAAACTGCGCAATTACAACAAAATGTGGCGCAAAACTACATCCCAAACAGCAAAAAATCTTCTTCTGTCAATAGTAGTAGCGGTGATACGGTGGCGACAAGTTTAGCCGCTAAAACGGCTTACGACAAAGGCGTTGAAGCGAAAAACGCGGCTGATAATGCTAACAACAATGCAAACAGACGAGCGTTTGGACTTGCGTTATCAGATGAAGATTTAAACAACGTTACTGCTCCCGGTATTTATGGGCAAAATGCAAATATAAATTCGACTGCCGCTCGACATTATCCGATACAACAAGCTGGAAAGCTGATGGTAACGGGTAGCTCAGGCTACGGTGCACAACAGCTTTATATCCCTTTTGATAGTAATTACATCTATGCAAGAGGTCGTAATGCAAGCAATAACTGGAATGACTGGAAACGTATTGACGGATTAAACAGAGTATCTAAAGACGGCGACACAATGACAGGAAATTTAGTCATTGATACGGCTGATTCATTGCTTAAAGGTAAAAGAAGTGGAGTGAATAAATATGCTGTCGGGCTACGAAATAGTACGAGTAATGATGTTGTTGTAGTCAACTACACAGACAACACCGCATTAGAATTACTTGCGAATTCGGTTTACTCAAATAAAACGCTTGTCGCGCCGGGGATGATTCTGGATGGTTCGGATTGGACGGGATTCAACCTAAAAAATTTATCGGGTCGCTATGTCAGATTTGAAGGGAATCCCCACTCCGCAGAGAACATGCTAACTATCGTGTATAGGGAATCAAACGGAACAAGTATTAATACAGTTTCGTTGCGAAAAAAAGGCGGTACGCTGGCATTACTTGAAGATTTTACCTATCAAAAAATTGGTAATTTCGAAGTTAGACGCTATCCAGACGGAACGATGATTCAGACTTATTTCGCTGAATTCAATGATATTTTCGGCGCTAACTCCGGACTGGGCGGTTCTGGGCAAAAACAATTAACTTGGGCTGCGGCTTTTGTTGGTAAACCCATAGTGTTTGGCAACATCACCACATCTCTAGAGGAGAATCATAATGCAGGAGTAAATATACTTACTAAATCAACAAACACTACATTATATTGGTATAACTATGAGAGTGGTAGCGCTAATCAGAGGTTGTGCCGCTTGCAATTTTTGGCAATCGGGAGATGGAGATAATGGCAATTTATTTTAAAGACGGATTTTTTAATGATGATTTTGGCGGGTTTGTGCCAGAAGGCGCAATCGAAATTACCGAAGAAAACTATGTTGAGTTGCTTGAGGGACAAGCGCAAGGAAAACAAATCGTCAGTGATAAACAAGGAAAGCCTATACTGATTGAACCGCAACCAAGCCCTGCACACGAGTTAAAAGAGGGCGAATGGATAATTTCATCTGAAAAACAGACCGCACTCTTAAATGAACAACGTGCTTTGATGTGGGAAAAAATCAAACAAAAACGGTACGATAATTTACGGGCTGGCGTGTATGTTAAATCTGCCGATAAGTGGTTTCACTCTAACGATGAAAGCCGACAGCAATACACCTTTATGCGAACGCTACCACAACTGCCAAGCGACATGATGTGGAAGACAATGGACAACACTTTCGTGCCATTTACTAAAGCAATTTTAGATGAGCTATCGTTGCAACTGATTGATGATGAACAAGCGGATTTTGCCAACGCCGAACGTCACAAGCAGTTAATGGAACAAGCAGAAAACCCGCTTGACTATGATTTTAGCGATGGTTGGACCGATACGTTCTCGGAGGTAATCAATGAATAATCCGGTTTATTTGGCACTTTATAAAAACAAACGAAACTGGCGTAAAGAACCGATAAAAGCTCTTGCCGATGCAGCAACACGATTTTTTACTAAAGGCGAGTATTCGCATTGTGAACTTGTTGTTAAGAGCACGGTATTTACCGGTGGCAAGCATTACGAACACGAAATTTACTATGATTGTTACTCATCTTCTGTGCAAGACGGCGGTGTGCGGTGTAAGCAGATTGACGTGAGTGATAGCTCTAAGTGGGATTTAATTCCGCTTGAAGGTATCAGTGAAGCTCAAATCCGTTACTATTATGAGCTCACAAAAGGCAAAAAATACGACTGGTGGGGAGCAATAGGTATTGCGCTTGGCATTAAGCAAAAACGCAGTAAGTATTTTTGTAGCGAGTGGTGTTTTAACGCAATTTTTGATAGCGAAGAAGGCTGGCGGTTTAGCCCAAATCAACTCGCGGCAATGTATCAGAAGGAGGTTTACCCTGCGCAAAGTTAAATAATGAAAAGACGGCGATAACAACTACATCGCACTGTGGTTGTTACCAGCTACGCAGACCTACCTGCATATAGCCATGTGCCGCCACCTTGCGCAAGGCGGGCGGATTGTAACAAATCTTTTTACAAGGGAAAATATATGCAGTCCATTAAAGCAATTCGTTGCTCATTTTGTAACAAATTATTAGCTAAAGTGGGTCCGGTTGGTTATTTATAATGACTTCGATGGTTATTCAGAAAGATTGGCGCATATTGATGACACGAATGCATTACGCACCCAACTTTATGCAACGGTTGGTAACGCTATGCCAAAAAATAAGCGAATGACGAAGGAATGCAAGGCAGAATGCATCAGAATCATTCAAAACTTTGAGGGTTACAAAGACCTAAATTGCTTGGCGAGTTGGTTGCTGTTTAGCGGTCAGCAAGTGGCAACGCTTGATGATTTATTCCGCCACGATTTTTGGCACTGTATTCGCCAATCAGATTATCCAAAGGCGGATGGCTATTTGGACGGTGTTGAGATTATCAGGGAGTCATTTCATACCTTGCTGCCTAAATTTTCGGACAATCCACAAGCATTGTTTGTGTTAGATCCGCCGTATCTTTGTACAAAACAAGAAAGCTATAAACAGGCGACTTATTTTGATTTAATCGACTTTCTTCGATTAATCAATATCGCTCGACCACCCTATATTTTCTTCAGTTCGACTAAATCAGAATTCATTCGGTTTATTGAGTATATGGTTGAAGATAAAGTGGATAATTGGCAGGCATTTGAGGGGGCAAAACGAATAGTTGTCAATGCCAAGTTAAATTATCAAGTCTCTTATGAGGATAATTTAGTTTATAAGTTTTAATTATTCGTTGTTTAATTCCGATAGTAAACAATAAAACGGTAATGAAAACGGAAAAAGGGCTGATGTAAATTTAACCACACTGTCTTTGCGCCCATCTTCAATAAAGCGAATATCTAAAAACTCTGTATTATAAACAAAGGGTTGTCCATGTTCGTTGGGAAAAGTGTATTGCGAGCCGTCATTGATAAAGTGATCGTGTTCTCTTACTGCGATAAGGGCTAATTCTTGCATCATTTCTTGTTCGGTTCTCATGTTGAAAGTCGTCATTTTGTAATTTCCTGTGTTGTTCAATATATGTACAGGATTACTCTGTTCGGCAGGTATAGCAAGTCGTTATTGCGTAAAAATGGCTGATTGCGGTCGATTTAAGCTGGGGAGGGATAGACGGCTAAATGAATGCGAATGTAGTATGGTTTTAAAGTTGAAATTTAAACGCCCTTTAATGATAATTTAAAAGGCGTTTTTGTTTCTCAAATTTAGCGAATTTTAACCACTTAAAATGAGAAATTCACAAATTTTAGATTTCTCATTTTAAGTGGTCATGTTTCCCAAAATTCGTGGTCGGCTACATCCCCTACAAATGGATTTTAAATTTTGTTTAGTTTACAAAGTGCGGTCAAAACCACTGCACTTTTTTATTTCCCATAGTTCATTATTGAATTCCATTCAATACCCCATTCACTTTTTGATGAATGTCATTGGATTCTCCTTGTCAAAATGGGCATTGATAACATTGGGCAAATGACAGATTCGCCCAATGTCCATTTCACTATTTGGTTTTACGATTCACACGCACAGCCGTTGCAAGTGCAGTCATCACAAATGCAGGGCTTGCCGTTTTGGCATTGGCAGTCCGGACGGCAGTTTTGCCCCGTGCAAGACTGGCAGCCGCAATGGGCGTGTCGGTTTTGAACAAAATCAGCGTTCATAACAGTTTCTCCGAATGTTAAGTTAAAGTGGATTATCAAAACAAAGTGCTTTTAAGCGATTAAAAGCATTGCTTTTTTGTTTTGATGTGCGTATCATAAACCCTAACCTTGCGTTAGGGTCAAGAGTTATTTTTACTTGATAACATTTTTTTACACACCACTCAATAAGGAGCAACAATGAACATCGGACAAGCGTCTAAATCTACACAACTTTCCGTCAAACAAATCCGTGATTATGAAAAAGCAGGCTTATTAATTAACCCATCACGCAGTGAAGCAGGTTATCGGATTTATAACTCCAATGACATCGCTCGGCTAAAATTCATCGCCAAAGCCCGCAGCGTCGGTTTTTCGCTTGCACAGATTGGCGAGCTTTTGACACTGCAAGACAATCCACACCGCACAAGTGCTCAGGTCAAAACGCTCATCGCCAGTCATATTGATTTTTTATCCAATAAAATCAAAGAATTAAAATCAATGCAACACACCTTGCAAGCGTGGAGCGATGCCTGCGGGGGCGATGACAATCCCGACTGCCCCATCTTAAAAGGCTTGAGCGATTTTTAACCACCATCAAAGCAGATGAATGCCATAGCTTGATAACAGCCTTTTACGATGGCACTTGTGGGCTGGTTGTTTTTTCGGGTGTTTTTTGCAGGTTGGGTGGACGCACCAGTCGGCACAAGAATACATTGCCGGCATGATTTTGCTGGGCGTGGCACCGTGTACGGCAATGGTTTTTGTTTGGTCTCAACTGGTCAAAGGCGACCCCAATTACACGCTGGTGTAAGTGTACTTAAATGATGTGATTATGATTTTTGCCTTTAGCCCCAAAGCGTGCATTTGGATTTGCACTTCGCCCGATTTGGGGGCGGGGATTTGTACATCAACGATTTGCAGGACATCAGGCGAACCTGTTTTTGTAAATTGAATTTGTTTGGTCATTTTTTTACCTTATTTATGAAATGGAATGAGCGTATTTTAATGTATTGAAATTAGGATAAGAATAGCGAAAAATGGGAAGTGGGTTTTTGGATTTGGAAAGGTGGCTTCGGACAATTAAAAAACATTTCAATCATACTTGAAATATTGAAATTTCTTGTTATAATTACGCCTATGAATACGATACAAGCAAGCAAACTCTTTGAGAGCCTGTCTTCTCCGATAAGACTGGCGATTTTTCAACAACTTACCGCCGCAGGCAGTACTGGCATGATTGCTGGCGACTTGGCAAAACAGCTTAACCTTGCCCCGAATAATGTGTCTTTTCATCTAAAAAGCCTGTTGCATTCGGGGCTTGTGCGTGTGGTGCAGGAAGGGCGGCACATGCGTTATTTTGCCGAGCTGGATTTGATGATGGCATTGACCCATTTTCTGACCCAAAACTGCTGTTCTCAAACAGGCGAATCTTGCCAGTGATTTTCAGGCAGCCTGAAAAATTATTGCCAAATATTTCTATATTTCTTGAAAGATTGGAGTAACTATGAACATTACCATTTATCACAACCCAAACTGCGGTACTTCACGCAATGTGCTGGCACTCATCCGCCACGCTGGTATTGAGCCGCAAGTGATTGAATATTTGAAAAATCCGCCAAGTGAAACGACTTTGCGTAATTTAATCAAACGCATGGGCATCACGCCCCGCCAGTTACTTAGGACGAATGTAGTGCCGTATGAAACGCTTGGTTTGCAAAACGAAAAGTTAAGCGATGACGAACTCATTTCCGCCATGCTTCGTGAACCGATTTTAATCAATCGTCCGATTGTGGTGAGCGAAAAAGGCGTGAAATTATGCCGTCCGTCCGAAACAGTTTTGGCATTTTTACCGCCTTTTGCGATCCCGTTTGTCAAAGAAGACGGCGAAATTATTAATCATAAGGAGTAAATCATGGGGTTGTTTGAACGTTTTTTAAGCCTTTGGGTGGCGTTGGCGATTGTGCTGGGCGTGGTTTTGGGTGTTTGGTTGCCCAATGTATTTCAATGGGTTGCATCTTTGGAAGTGGCTCATGTGAATTTGCCTGTGGCGATACTGATTTGGCTGATGATTTATCCGATGATGATTCAGATTGATTGGTCGGCAATCAAAGACGTGGGCAAAAAACCAAAGGGCTTATTTTTAACCTTATTTATCAACTGGTTGGTCAAGCCGTTTACGATGGCGGTGTTCGGCTGGTTGTTTTTTCGGGTGTTTTTTGCAGGTTGGGTGGACGCACAGTCGGCACAAGAATACATTGCCGGCATGATTTTGCTGGGTGTGGCACCGTGTACGGCAATGGTGTTTGTGTGGTCGCAACTGGTCAAAGGCGACCCCAATTACACTTTGGTGCAGGTTTCGGTCAATGATTTGATTATGATTGTGGCGTATGCTCCGATTGCAGGCGTATTGCTCGGCGTAAGCGACATAGAAATTCCGTGGAATACCTTGATTTTAAGCACGGTTTTGTATGTGCTGTTGCCCTTGCTGGCAGGCTGGCTTACCCGCTCTTATTTACAAAAATCGGGTAAATCGGTGGCACAATTTTCAGGCAGCCTAAAACCCTTTTCCGTGATGGGCTTGATTTTGACGGTGGTGTTGCTATTCGCCTTTCAAGCCCAAACCATTATTGCCAACCCTTTGATTATTCTGCTGATTGCTATTCCCCTGCTGGCACAGACTTACGGCATTTTTGCCTTGGCTCACGTTTTGGCAAAATGGCTCAAATTACCACACGAAATTTCCGCCCCTGCGTGCTTGATTGGCACGAGTAAT